TCCTTGTGATGGTCTGTAACCCCAAGCATCTTTATGAAGGTCAGAGATTGTATTTTCGCAAAAAGTATATTTAGTCATTTTGTTTCTCCAATTTTTGTTAATCGTTATTTAATTAATATAATATATGTAGATACATAATGCAACCCCTAAAAAGAGTTTTTTTATAGTTTTCTTACATATTCTAATTTAGCATAGATAATTGAAGAGATTTTCACCATATTTTCTATATGTTGTAGGCTTTCTTCTTTTGACAATTTATCTCGCTTTATATCAAGTTTATACTTTTGCAAAATTTTTTTTAGTAGAAGAGCCTCATCTGAAACTTCTTTTACTATTATATTAGCCATAAGGTATCTCCTTAATTAACAATTTATCTCTAATGTAAAGACCATGCTTGTAACCTTGTTTATAATATTCAGAGAAAGTTTTCTCAATATCTTGCTTTTCATTAATGATAGCATCATGCACACCATCTTTAAAGTAAGCTAAATAACCTCTACGTTTATGACGTATTACATCATTTTCATTATTACCATTAGTCATATAAAAAGTCTCCTTGATTTGGATCGCTAGTTAGAGGTGTAAAGGTAATGTTTACTAGTCTGTAAGTACCTTTAAATTTAGATTGTATTGGTTTTGGATTAGGCTTTAAAGCAGAAAGCTCATCAGGTTTTAAAACCATTTTCTCATCTTCATGCTTTATAATTAATCCACCTTGCTTGATCGCCTTAGTAACTTCATAATCTCTTATGCTTACATATTTACCAAGCCACAATTTTGTTACAACTCTAGTATACATAATCACTCCTATTCTTGTTTAAGTTCATATTTAGTTGCTCTAGCTTCAGCTTTCATAGAGGACAACTTTTTCTCTAGGCGTTCTAATCTTTGATCAGATATATCGTGATAGTAGCCATCAATATCCTTAAACATCTCAACAAGATAAATAATATGATTTATTTCACTTGCAGTTAACATAGAACGATTTAATGAATTAGCATCTCTTATAATCTTTCGACTGAACTCTTGACACCAAACATTCATAGGTTGACCATAATCTGCTGATTTGGTTTTTAAAAATTGAGCACTAGCTCTAATACTTTCAACTCTTCTATTCCTCATTTTTTTTATTCCTTATTTTTAAATTTCCATCTTCGTCAATATAGGCTTCTGTATTATCGTTAACCCACTTTTCTTTCTTTAAATACTCTTCAGTTTTAAAATTAACGAATGTATTATTTAGAGTTTCAAATTGTAAAATCCCTGCTAGTTCATGTTCTTTGCCATTTTTTGATAATGGATGATGATTTAAAACCATTTCACATTCATATGGATTAATGTCGTGATCTCCATCATCAAACGACTTTTTCCAAACTTCCATAGATTTTATAAATTCCTTTACCTTCATGCTTAAACTCCAAAGTTAGCGTTATAACAAGCATTATCAATTAGGCATATAAACCAAAAAGCATAATACAATACATAAAGGGTAGCTATAGCAGAAGCTATAACCCCCATAAATTTTAAGATACTAAGCAACATCATCAAGACCTACGCCTTCCATATGCTTTGCATAATTTTCATATGACATATTTTCTTTTTCAAAAACCTTAACTTGCTCTTTTTTTTCTTTCGTTAAAGTTCTAAGCTCATGTAATACGATTGAGACTGGAATTGAATAGCCAACTTCTGATTGCATTATTTTTGTAATTTTTTCCAAAGTTGCTATATCGTTTAATAAGTCGTTCATATTATTTCTCCTAATTTTGTTAATCGTTACTTATTATATATGTTATGTAGATATATAAGTCAACCCTTTATAAATGTTTTTTATTACGAGGTAGATAGGGGAAATCAAATAAAAAACCTATCTACCTCTATCCATAAAGTGGTAAGACCTTATGGAATTACAATTTGATTGATCTGTAATTAGCAGACATACTACGCCATGCCTCTATTTTAGCTTCTGCGGCTATCCTCATAAACCTCTGCCTTTCATCTTTTTCTATTGCAATCTGCATAGCTCTAAGATGTTTCTGATATTCATCACTAGCGTAGGCTTCTCTTTCTTGTGCAGAAACTGACATTTCTAGATGATCTTTCATAATCATTGCCTTTAATGATTTTCTATATTCCTCTAGATATATTCTTTCTGATTTATTCTTGGCGGCTTCTTCTGCAGTGTCTCTAAGATAGTCTACTGCTTTAGAAACGTCTTCATCTGTTATTATTTGTTTGTTCATTTTTTAAATCTTTCTTCGTTATAAGGTGATAAATTCCACCAATATTCTGCCACTTCTCTACCAAAATCTTCACTTAGATTGTAAGTATTCCAAAAATTATCTTCATCACCATTTTTGTCATGTAACTCTGCATGGTGACCATAACATAGAGGAACTACATTATTGTCACTAGCTTTCATTCCCATACCCCTTTTACCAGAGTATGGCTTGAGTAAATGATGTGCTTGGACATTGCCATTACACCAATCAGCGGAGACTGTTGTAAGGCAACATCTTTGTCTTGCTACATATTCCAAATGCTTTTTATTTTTAATCTTTTTGGATTTTGGTATCAGCATTTTAGTAACCCGATCTAGGTGCACAAGTTACATCAGCTATCATAGGTATAGGTCTTTCGTTTACATACCTATGACTATAGAACAATACGGGTCGCAGATTAGCAGTCTTGCAATCTTCTATGGCGTTAATCACTTCTTGCCTATGCATCATGTGTGCTTTCTTATCTACTATTACGTCTGTATTGTGTTTAGCTCTAAACTTATCTGTAAAAGGTTTAGGCTGACTACTACAAGCAGTAACAAGTAATACTGAAGATATTGTTAACAATTTACCAAGGTATTTCATCGTTAATCTCCTCACTTTTGTTAACCACATTTTTTTCACTATTTGGATCGTTATCTATAGAGTTGCCTTGATCAGACGTAAATTCTCTAGTCTTCAAGCTAGTGTAAGCGTTTCCAGCTTCTGACGTTTCTTTCCAAGCAGATATAGTCATAGCACCTCTATCCATGACTTTATTTACTACGCCTTTAGCATCTGGTGACTTTTCTCCTTGTTTATCAGCATTAGCCTTTAATGTGCCAATCGCTCTATAAAGCTCTACCATAGGCTGACCATCTTTATTCTTACGACTTACGCCTATAATCCTATGCTCTTCACCCTCAAGATTTAATTTACCTTGTTGAATGATTTTCCATTCATCTGTATTTTTATATAATATACCAGAATTTGTATTATCTCTTTGCATGTTATTCTCCCTTAATAAATTTAATTAAACTATTACATTTTGTAATCATTGAGTTAGCGTTTTTGCTATGCTCTTTTGGCAACTCTTCTGCCCAAGCAATCATGTCTTGTAGCTGAATAATTGTAACTGATGCCCATTCGTGATGCTTTTTCATGGTTTGCTCGTTAAGGCTTTTCACATAGGTAATAAAACTATTTACTCTACTATGTATTTTTCCTTTCGCATCAAAGAGGACATATTGTCTTTTTGGCATTCCGCTGCCTGTGCTTGTTTCATTATCTTTGTTTCCAGATGCTAAGTTGCCATCATCTTCAAAGTCAGCTTCAAGATTAAGCATAGCTTGTATCTGATACCTTCTTAAATAAGTTATAGCAGAACCTACATCTTGGCTCTTGGCAGTTTGATTGCCTAGAGTAGTTGCAGATAAGATAAATTGATTTGAAGGTAAATGTGTAATTGTAGTCGTAAGCACATTTTCTAAACTTGTTTCAGTGCTCATAATCTGCACTTGATATACTACTGATAACTTGTGCTTATATAAGGCTGGCATACATGCATCAAAAATATTATCTAATGTACTGTATAAATGTGGGTCACCTTTTTTATTCTTAAAAAAATTATTAACACCACTTTTTTCTAGAGGTAAGAACTCAACTCTTGCCTCTTCTATAGCTTGACATACTAAGTCAGTTTTATCTGATTGGTACTTCATTATTTGTTACTCCAAATTTTAGTTGATTTTTCTTTCATTTCTTCACTCCACATCCAACTATCATAATTAGGATGAATCATGGATGCTAACTCATAAGGATCATCGCTGATACTTAGGAATTTCTGTAACCCAAAAGATATATTAATAACTTCTTTTAGGCGTTGCTCTACATTCTGTACTTTGAAAGACAGTGCTTCTTTTTTAGTTACATAGTCACACCAAAGCTCCTTTTCTGGAAATGCTTTAGAATAAACTGCTAATTGTCGTTGATGTGCTAAAGAAAACTTAGATGGTTTAACGCCAACAGTCTTCAAGTCTCTAATAGAATCCTCAAAAACAAAGTCTATGTAACCAAGAAATGGTATAGGTAAGTCATCATGTATAGAGTAATATATTTTTTGTTGGTAGTGTGAAGGTATACCAAGCTCATTATATACATCTAATGCTGAATTAAGGTATAGCTCTAATGCACTTCTTTCTTTAATTAGCTTCTCATTATTTTCAGATATATTGTGCTCAAGACACTCTTTATCAAACTTGCCATACAAAAGATCATTTATAATTATTGGTGGCAAGTCTTGATTATTTATCTTCTTTTCTAAAGCGAACTCTACTGCAGTACCTCTAAATGCACCCACACCATACGAACCCTTCATGCCACATAAATATGTAGCTATAAATAAAGCTGGGTCTGATACCCATAAATTTATTTTGCTTGGGGATAAATGCTCAATGCCATGAGTTTTAAATGGATTATTACTTTTCATACTTAGCTCCTTATTCGTTATTCATTAATATGGATTGCCATGTTTCCCTTTTCACTTCTTATGTATACTGCGATACATTTAAGTACATGGTCGAGTTCATCGACAACCCATGAATAAACTTTTACTCCCATTTAAAATGTGTGTCAAACCCTTTTTATAAGTTTTTTTAGTTTACATTATTTTTATTTTGTTTTAGTGTGTATTTTTTTATGGAGTAACAAATGCAATTACAAGATTGGATTAGAAGGAATGGCTACAACTATAGGTCATTTGCAGACGAGATAGGCGTTTCGTTTAGAAATGTTGAAAAATGGAGTAGAGGTGAAACTTTGCCTAGATATAACAAAGCTAAGATTATATTTGACTTTACTAATAATGAGGTGAATGGGCATGACTTTTACGAGAAACAAATTCAACGCCATCAAGCAGACTTATAAAGGTGAGATTTTTGATAGTAAGAAAGAATTAAAAAGGTATGTGGAGCTAGAGTATTTACTTAAAGCAAAAGAAATAAATGATTTAGAATTGCATCCAAAGTTTGATCTTATGGTAAATGGCGTTAAGATAGGAAGATACACTGCGGATTTTAGATATAAGAGAGGCAGTGAAACAATAGTAGAGGATGTAAAGTCTAAGGCAACTAAGACTAGAGATTATATGCTTAGAAAGAAAATTCTAGCTACATATAATCCACCAATAATTATAACAGAGATTTATTAGCAGGGGAGCTTATATGTCATGGTCAGCGTTAAAATGGGCATCAGAAGTCAAAGTAGGTAACTCTACAGATAAGCTAATATTAATTATATTGGCGAACTTTACTGATGCAGAGAACACTTGTTATCCTTCACATAAGAAGATAGCAGAGCTATGCGAATGCAGTACAGACACAGTTATTCGCTCACTTAAACGATTAAAAGAATTAAACTTTATTGAAGTTGAGAAAAGGTTTCAGCTTACTCAAAACAATAATCACAGACAGACAAGTAACATATATAAGTTGCTTATAGATACCCAGTCGCAAATTGCCACCCCACCCCCTATGCAAAATGCAACACCAATAACCTATCATAATAAAAAAGAATATAGTAAGGAGTTTGAGATATTTTGGAAAGAATATCCCAATAGACCAAACGATAATAAATTTGGAGCTTCTCAAAAGTTTTGTGTTATTATGAAAAATAAAGAAATCGACTTTGAATTATTGCTGAAGAGAACAGTATTATTTGCTAAGTCGCAAGCGGGGAAAGATGAAAAATTTATTCCTCATGCAAAGACATGGTTATCTCAAAAGAGATACAACGATGTAGAGCAACCAAAACAACGAAAAACAAACTTAAACTTATTAGTAGGATAAACAAATGATGAACAAAAATGAAAAAACAATGATAGAAAAAGCACAAGAGCAAGGAATACATTTAAATGGATACTATGAGGGAGATCATAGAACTAGATGCCCAAACTGTTCTCCACATAGAAAAAAGAAGAACGACCCTTGTCTATCAGTTACAGTATCAAATGATTCAATTCTTTGGATGTGTCATCACTGTGATTGGACTGGTGGCGTTAAAGAAGGTTCTTATAATAATAGATTTACTCAGGCTGCCGAACCAATGCCAAGATTAGCCACACCAATACCTATAGTATCAAATGCAAACCACGATCTATCACAAGGATCAATAAATTGGTTGCATAATAGAAAAATATCACAAGCGACTGCTGAAACATTTAAGTTGTTTACTAAAGATCAAAAGCTATGTTTCCCATATTATCTAGATGGAGACATTGTTAATATTAAAAGCAGAACAAAAGATAAGAAGTTCTTGCAAGAGAAGAATGCTACTAAGTGCTTGTATAATATAGATATGCTTAAAAAACATTGGGAAGATGTTGCGATTAAGTCTGTTATATTTGTAGAAGGCGAAATGGATGTACTCGCATTGTATGAAGCTGGCTTTAAAAACGTAGTAAGTTTACCAGATGGTGCACCTCAAACAGCAAAATTTAAATCTGATGATAAAAGGTTTATGGCGTTTGAACACTCTAAATGGATTTTTGATGCAGACGAAGTTATTGTAGCCACAGATGCTGACGAAAATGGCAAGGCTTTGAGGTTGGAGATTATTCATAGATTTGGTAAAGACATTTGTAAAGTTGTCAATTTCCCTAGAATTGATGATTGGCAATGCAAAGATGCAAACGAGTGCCTTATCAATGATGGTATACAAGTTTTACAAGAATGTATAGAGTATGCAGAAGAGTTCCCCGTCCAGGGATTGCATGGAGTAAAAGAGTATCACGACAGTGTGCAGAACATTTACGATGGCAATGAGCAGAAGGCTTTCAGTACTGGGTTCAAAGAATTAGATAAAATATATAAGATTATGCCAAGTACATTTAACTTAATTACTGGTATTCCTAATCATGGTAAGAGTAACTTCTTAGATCAAATATTATTAAATCTAGCAGAGAATGAAGGATGGAACTTTGCAGTATTTAGTCCAGAGCATTCAACTCCTAATCACATAAGGAGATTACTAGAGAAAAGATGTAGAAAGCCATTTGATATTGGTTTGCACGCTAGAATATCTCAAGACGAACTTAACAATGGCATAGAGTTCTTGGATAATCATTTTAAATTTATTGAGAACACAGAAGAAATACCAGACATTGAGTTCATATTAAGTAAGGCGAAAGTAGCTAAGCAGAGGTTTGGTATAAAGGGTTTAGTCATTGATCCATTTAATCAGATCAGTCCTAATAGAGATTATGCTAAAAGAGAAGACGAACACATAAGAGATATAATTGCTAAGTGTCAGCAGTTTGCAAGAAATCATCAATTAGTAGTTTGGATGGTAGCTCATCCTCATAAACTACAGAGGAATGATAGTGGTGTAGTTCCACCACCAGATTTATATCAAGTAAGTGGTTCTGCACATTGGGCAAACATGAGTGATGCCGCTCTAGTGGTGCATAGAGACTTTGAAGATAACTCTACTCAAATAATTACTAGAAAGATTAGAGAGCAAGGTATCTATGGTCATATAGGTCAGAAGTTCTTCAGCTTCAGTAACTCAAAGAAGGTCTATGAAGAAATAGTTGAAACAGAAAATAATTACGATTACTCTAGAGATGAGATGTAATTGCAAATGGTAAAATTATATGAATTGTTGGGCATGTAACACAGAATTAATTTGGGGTGGAGACCATGATGTAGAGACTATGGACTCTGAAGAGCACTCATTATTGACTAACTTATCTTGTCCTAACTGTGAAGCTCTTGTATTAGTTTATCATGAGAAGAGAGATGAAAATGAAACAAAACACTAAAAAGCCAAGCAAAAAGATTGGTAGACCTAAATTTGTAGTTACAAAAGATATGTGTGAAAGGGCAGAAGCCTATGCATCTCAAGGACTTACATCGGAACAGATAGCTCTAGCTTTAGGAATAGGGCAGTCAACTTTGTATGATAAACAGAATGAATTTACAGAGTTTGCAGAGGCTATAAAAAGAGGTAAGGGCAGAGGAATACAAAGAGTAACTAATAAGCTATATGAGAAAGCGTTAGAAGGCGATAATACTGCAATGATATTTTATTTAAAGAACAGAGCAGGTTGGCAAGATAAGATAGAGAAAGAAACTATTATAGAGCAGAAGCAAGTTATAGATTTAACTAGGATAAGCAATAATGAACTTAGCAAACTTAAATCAATCCTTACCTCAGTTACTACAGAAGGTGGAAGCAGAGGAAATGAAGAGATCATTGAAGGAGTTCACGAAAAACTCTTGGGAAGCGATTGAACCAGGTCGAGACTTCTACGACAATTGGCACATTGATGCAGTATCAGAACATCTACAAGCAGTAGTAGAAGGCGATATAAAAAGACTTATAATAAATATACCACCAAGACATATGAAGTCTATAAGCGTTGCAGTAGCTCTACCAGCTTGGACTTGGACAATACAACCAGAGAAAAGGTTTCTATTTGCTAGTTATGCAGGCTCATTATCCATAAGAGATAGTGTTAAGTGCAGAAGACTAATAGATAGTCAGTGGTATAAGAAATATTTTGGAGATACATTTTCATTAACGTCAGATCAAAATCAAAAGCAAAGATTTGAGAATGATAAGACTGGGCAGAGAATAGCAACCTCAGTAGATGGAGCACTAACTGGAGAAGGTGGAGACATAATTGTTATTGATGACCCACATAACGTAAGAGAAGCTGAATCATCCACAGTTAGAGAAGGCGTACTAGAGTGGTGGGATCAAGCTATGCAGACTAGATTGAATGACCCAAAGACTGGTGCTTTTATAATTATTATGCAAAGAGTACATGAGAATGACTTGACTGGTCATATATTAGCTAACGAATATAACGAATGGGATCACTTATGTTTGCCTGCAAGATATGAAATAGGTCATCCAACGCCAACTAAATCATCATTGCACTTTGTAGACCCAAGATCAAAAGAAGGTGAGTTGTTGTGGGAAAGGCGTATAGATGATGCAACCTTAACAAATTTAGAGAAAAGTCTAGGCTCATATGCAAGTGCTGGGCAACTACAACAAAGACCCATGCCAAAAGGTGGTGGTATACTCAAAGGAGAATGGTGGGTTCCCTGGGAAAAAGATGAGCTACCAGACATTGAGTATTTAGTTCAAAGTTACGATACTGCCTTCTCTACAAAAGAATCAAGCAGTTATAGTGCTAGAACTACTTGGGGTATTTTTAGAATGAATGGACAAGTCAATGCTATCGTAGTAGAGATGTGGTATGATAGAGTTACTTATCCAGAGTTAAGGAAACTCGCACAAGAAGCATATGATGACTGGCAGCCTGACACAGTATTGATAGAGAAGAAGGCTAGTGGTCAAAGTTTGTTACAAGATTTAAGGATGGGTGGGATACCAGTGTTGGCTTATTCACCAGATAGAGACAAGATTGCTAGAGCACATAGTAGTTCTGCATTACTAGAAGATGGTAGGATATTTTATCCACACGATAAAAAATGGGCAAAAAACCTAATTGATATATGTTCAGCCTTTCCTGCGGGTGATAATGATGATATAGTTGACACTTGTACACAGGCTTGGTTAAGATTGAGAAAAGGTTGGTTTATAACTCATTCTACAGATTATGACGAAGATGACAGTACAGAAGAGAAAAGGATGACAATATATGGCTAGAGAACCACAAGTAATTCCCTTTGCAGAAACAATGCCTTCAGATGAATTTCAAGTTGAAAAAATAAATGACGATGAAGTTCTAATAGGTGACCCAAGTTTAGATGAAATTGAAGTCAAAGATACTGGCTTTGATGAGAACTTAGCAGAAGAGATCGATGCCAAAGAGTTAAATGGCGTAGCTAGTGAGCTTATTAATTGTTATGAAACAGATAAAGAAGCTAGATCAGAGTGGGAATTTAGATACAAGCAAGGTCTAGAGACACTCGATCCTCAAGGTGGACAAGACGAAGAAGAGAACCAAAGAGCTTCTAGAGGACTTAGTACAGTTGTTCATCCTATGATAGCAGAAGCGGCTACACAGTTTAATGCTAGAGCAATCGCAGAATTATACCCATCTGGAGGTCCCGTTAAGACTGTAATAGTTGGTGATCCTAATGAAGAGATGGAAGAGCAAGCCAAGCGTGTAAAAGATTACATGAACTATCAAATCACTCAAGAGATGCCAGAATACTTTCCAGACCTTGATCAGATGTTATTTCAGTTACCATTAATTGGACATACATTTAAAAAAGTTTGGTGGGATGCTAACTTAGATAGACAATGTTCTCAATTTGTGAAGGCAGAAGATTTCGTAGTATCGCCAGAGAGTAAAGATTTATACACATCTACAAGATACACTCATGTCATAAGGATGCCTAGAAACGACTTCAACAAATATGTTCAAGCAGGCTTTTATTTACCAAGCAAATATTCTTCAGAGGACATTGACCCAAGTGGAGATACTGGAAGTGAGATAGAAGGCGTAGACCCTTATAACAGTGAAGCTAAAGACGAAGTGATGACATTATTAGAAATGCATTGCTATCAGAGCTTTGATGGAATTGATGAGGACAATCAGCAAGACGAAGACAATATGGTTCATTTACCTTATGTAGTTACAATTGACTACGATTCAGAAAAGATTGTTGCAGTAAGACGTAATTGGGAAGAAGCAGACGAAAGAAAGAAAAGAAGAGATTGGTTCATAAGTTATAAGTTCTTACCAGGAACTGGATTCTATGGTTTTGGCTTATATCATATGATTGGTGGATTAGGTAAAGCGGCTACTGGATCACTTAGAGCATTATTGGATAGTGCGGCTTTTGCAAATATGCAAGGTGGTTTTAAGCTAAAAGGCAGAGTTACTGGTGGTGAGATGCAAATCAACCCAGGAGAATTTGCTGATCTTGATGCTACTGTAGACGATGTAAACAAAGCTATTATGCCTCTTCCATTTAAAGAGCCATCTGGTACCTTGTTCAATCTTATGAACGCTATCACAGATATTGGTAGAAGGTTTGCGAACACTGCAGACCTGAATGTAGGAGATGTGAATCCAAATGCCCCTGTTGGAAGCACAGTCGCTTTGATTGAACAAGGTAGTAAATCATTTAGTGCCATTCACAAAAGACTGCATTATTCACAAGGACAAGAGTTTAAATTACTAGCAAAGTTAAATGCAGAATATTTACCAGAAGAATTTAAGTTCGCACAAAGTGGTGTAGATACAATTATTTATGCAAAAGACTTTAATGATAGAATAGATATTATTCCAGTCAGTGATCCTAATATATTCAGTACTGCACAGAGAATTGCACAAGCACAAGCAGTTCTTCAAATGTCTCAATCAGCACCACAATTGCATGATCAGTATGAGGCGTACAAAAGAATGTACGAAGCAATAAGGATTAACAACATAGATGAAGTACTAAAGAAGCCAGAAGAGGCATCTAAACTTGATCCTATTACTGAAAATATGTCATTAATGTATGGTAAGCCTATAAGAGCATTCCCAGAACAAGATCACGAAAGCCATATTGCAGTTCATATGCAGTTTATCAGCGATCCATCTTTAGCTGGAAATCCAGGGGCAAGATCAATGCAACCTTTATTGATTGCACATATAGCAGAGCATATAGCACTACTTTACAGGCAGCGGATGCAAGCAAGTATCAATATGTCCTTACCAGGAATGCCAGATATTCGTGATCCTAAGTTTAAGTTTGAGGATATTGATCCAGCACTTGATATGGCTATTAGTCAGAGAGCGGCTGAAGTTGTTAAGCAAGCACCACAAATGGAAGCTATTAAACCTCTTGTGGCAATGTCTCAACAACAACAACAAAACAATCCTCTACAATATGCACAAGAACTTGCTAAACTAGAGGCAGAGGCGTTGAAAGCTAGAACACAAGTGCAGATACAAGCTGATCAAGCTAAAGCACAACAGAAACTAGCAATCAATGAAGCAGAAGCTAAACAAGATATGCAAATAGAGCAAGCTAAGTTACAACAAGAATTACAAGCAAAAGTAGCAAAGCTAGAATTAGAACTACAATTAGAACGAGAAAAAAACGCTATTAAACTACAAAAGGAGCTAAGATAATGCCA